TGCCGACGGCGCTGGCACCGAAGCGCAGGTCGATGTAGGCGCGACCGGCGAGCAGCGACGCCCACGCCACGGACACGTCGACTGCGTACAACCCGCCGAGGCCCGCTGGGACGGCCCACCCGAACCCGGCGCCGTCGGGGTTGGCCCACCCGTCGGCGTTGCTGGTGGCGACCAGCCCCACGGCGGACACCGTGCTGGTGGGCACCGATTGCGGGATGATCCGCCCGGCGCGAAGTTCGCTGGCGCCGGCCGCCGTAGACCAGGGGCCCCGCACCCACGCCGATCCTGACCAGGTGAGCTGGCGGCCGGTGTTTGTCTCGTAGATGGTGAGCCCGGCGTGAAGGATCGTGCCGCTGGGCCGGGTGGTGGAGGTGCACGGGATGATCCCACCGGTGGCGGTGACGAGCGGGGCGAGGTCGGTGATGTTGGCGTCGGTGATCACCGACACGCCGGCGTTGACCCGCACGGCCGCCAGGGCGAGGCAGTCGACGGGGGTGGCCGGTTGTGCCGGGCTCGGGTTCGGTGTCCCGGTGATCACCCGGAACCGGAGGAGGTCGCCGGCGCCGCCGGTGGCGGTATCGACCTGCTCGATGACGACGAGATCGATGCGGGGCTGAGCGGCGTCGGAGGCGTCGATGTCGAGGACGGTGTCGCCGGCGTTGTATCCGCTCGAGAAGCCCTGATGTGTTCCCCCCGAGCGGGCCAGGAAGAACCACCGGCCCGACAGGACCTTGACCTTGCGTTCGGCGCCGCTGGTTTGGCGGACCACCGCGGTGGACGGCCACACACCAGCGCGCCCCGTCACGAGGCCCTCCAGGAGCTGGCGGTATTGGACGGCGTGGTGGGTGGCGGCATTCTCCAGCCACAGACCGGATCCGACTAGTGCCATGGTGGCTGCCTCCTCATAGTGCCCACGCGGAGAACCAGCCGAGTTCGAGGTGGGCGTTCCCGGACCCGGTGAACGTGATGGGGTTCGGGCCGGGATGGATCTGGAAGAACCCGTGCTCGGTGAGCCGGTGGAACCTGGACGACAGGCCGTTCAGCAACACCTGCTCACCGGCAAAGTCGATGTCCAGGAAGTCGCCGGCGGCGAGCGTGTCGGACCACACGAGCGCCTCGCCTCGGGCGGTGTGCTCGATGCTCAGATTCGTGGCTCCCCCCGGGCCGGCGGTGATCCGAGCCGTCGGCCACACCGGGGCGTTGCCGGCGTTCGTCGCCGCGATCAGGCCCGGCAATGCCGACCCGAAGCCATGAGCAAACCCGTGCGGGAACCCAAGCCCGCCGGTGACGGTGGCCAGGCCGACGGTCATCGAGAACGGAGTGTCGGACAGAAGGAGGGGATCCGGGGCGAGCCACGTCACCGGCACGACCGCCGAGCGGCGGCCCGCCAACGGCTCCTCCCCCACCGACCGGGCCACGATGTCGACGCGGCGCGGCGCCGGGTATCCGGTGGGGCGAAGCCGCAGCGCACGCGTCGCACCCGGTGCGAGGCGGGCGGTGAGTTGGTCGAGCAGCTCGAGCGCTTCGGCTGGGGTCTGGCCGTCGACCTGGATGCGGGCGGTCACGTTCCGCCCCCCCATCAGGTCCGGGCCGATCAGCACGCCGTCCCGCAGGGCCCGGTCCTCGTCGTGGACTCGGATCTCGGGGAGTCCCCGGAAGGTGATCTCGAGCACCCGGTACGGGGTTCCGTGGCCCATCACGAGTCCGTCGAGCTCATACTGCCCTTCAGCGAGGAACGCCACGTCAGTAGCCCCCCGCCATGGCCAGCATCGCCCCGGCTTTCGCCCCGATCCGGGCCGCCTCGCGGTCCGTCAGCGGGCCGGTGTGGACGTTCACGGCTCGCATGCGGGCCACGTCGCCACGCAGCGCCCGCAGCTCGTCCACCACGCCTGTCATGGACGTCCCGCCGCCCAGCACGCCACCGGCTCCGATCGCTGCCACCTGTCGGCGGGACAGGACCACCTCGCCGGCCTCGAGGATCCTGAGGACCTCGGTGCCGGGCACGCCGGTGACGAGCCCACCGGAGTGGAGCCGTCCGACGTCCGGCAGGCTCCACCCTCCGACGGTGTTACCGCCGATGTCACCGATCGGGGTGCTGATTTTGGGGAAGGTGTAGCTGGGGAAGCTGAGGTTGTTCCACCAATCGATTACGGCGTTGATCGCATCCCGGAATCCGTTCTTGATTCCATCCCACAAACCCGACACGGCGCCGCCCATGCGGCCAGGCAGACCGGAGAAGAACGACACCATCGAGTTGAACTTCTCGACGATCCAGTCCTTCACGGCAGTCGCCCCGGACTTGATCGTCCCCCAGTGGGTGGCGATCAAGGCGACGGCGATCCCGATCGGCCCGACCAGCACGCCGAGCACCAACGGCCAGTGGGCGAGCAGCCAGCCGAAGACTGCCATGATGATCCCCCACAGGGACCCGAAGGCGGGGACCACGGTCCCGGTTAGGAAACTGGCAACCGCATCGACGGAGGCCCGGAACCAGTCGACATTCTGGTAGGCCCAGACGACCGCGCCGACCAGCAGGCCGAGGATGGCAGCGAGGGCGATGACCGGTGCGGCGGCCACCACGGTGGCGATCGCAGCGGCGCTGGCGCTGGTGGCCCAGCCAATGAACGCCGGCACGAGGAAAGCCAGGATGACGGCGCCAAGCCCGGCAAGGACTGGGGTGTGCTCCGAGACCCACCCCCCGAGCTGGATACCGGCGGTGATCAGGTTGGTGATGGCCGGGATGACCTGTTCGTTCATGGTGGTGGCGATGGTCATCAACGCTTCGCGCTTGAAGACCTCGAGGCTGTTCTTGGTGTTGCCGGCGAGTGTCTCGCCCATCTGGTCGGCGGCGCCGGCCACGTTGCCCATGGCATCCACGGCGGTTGACGGGTCGAGGGCCAGCAGGGAGTTCTGGAGATCCTCGGCTTTGGTGCCGAACAGCTCGACGGCGATCTGGGACTGCTCGGCGGGGTCCTTGATCCCGCGCAGCTTCTCCAAGACGGTCCCGAGCGCCGCCGCGGCGCCGGGCCCACCGGCGGCCACGGCTGCGGTCATGTCCTTGGCGTTCAGACCGAGGCGCTTAAACCCGTCAGCGGCTGTGGCTGAGCCGCTTGCTGCGATGAGCGCGAATTCCTTGAGACCGTCGGCGACGGTGTCGGCGTCCCGGGCTCCGCCCTTCAGTCCCTGCGACAGGAGCCCCATGGCGGTCGTCGCGTCGAGCCCCAACTGGGCGAACTGCGGGCTGTACTCCGTGAAGGTGTCGAGGAGATCGCCCGCCTTGTCGGTGCCCTGCTGGAAGCCCCGGGTGAGGATGTCGAAGGCCTCGTCGGCTGAGCCGGCGATCCCGTTGACGAGCATCGATTTCACCGAGGCAGCGATGGCGGCCGAGTCCTGCTCGAACACCGAGGCCATGTTGAGGGCCTTGCCGGTAATCCGCTCGATCTGTTCGTTGGTGGCGTCCTCCGGAAGGAGGCCCTGCTGCCACACGTCCTTCAGCGCCGCCTGGACGCCCTCCAGGCTGTCTCCGTAATTCTGGGTGTACAGGTCGCCGGCGACCTTGCCCAGCTCCCCGGCGAACTCGCCGGTGGCGCCGAGCTGGGAGGCGAGCCGGTCGTTGGCGGCCCCAAGGTCCAGGCCCTCGGTGAGCGCCTCGGCGACCGACAGGCCGATGCCAGCGGCGGCCAGAGCGCCCTTGAGCTTGTCGGCACCCTTCGAGCCGGCCTCGCCCATCGACTGCTCGAACGGGGAATCGTCGAGGCCGAGGGTGGCCTGCAGCTCGCCGACGTTCACAAGTCAGCCGATCCCAGAGAACCAGGCCTCGGCGGCCTTGGGGTCGCTGATCACGCGGGGCGCGTTCGGGTCGTTGTCGCGGCGCACGGCCCGCATCCACCACGAGTTGAACGAGAGGCCGGCGACGAGCGCCGAGAACCGGCGCCACGACATGCCGGTCAGCGCTTCCGGGAGGCGGAGCGCGTACTCCCGCTGGAAGTCCGCTTCGAGGAGCGCCCACCTTTGGAGGACGAGCGTCGTGTTGCCCTGTTCGCCCCCGGAGGGGCGAACACTTCCCCCGGGCCGTCCGGGAGGTCGCGGCCCAGGTACAGGCCGATAACCCAGCGGATGATCTCGGGCAGCTGGTGTTCGGCGTCGAGGCCCAGGCCCATCCACTCGTCGAGGACCGGGCGCGGGATGGCAGCGGCGGCGAAATCGAAGAGCTCGGCGCCGGTGAGATCTGTCTTGAGGTCCCGCCCCTCGGCCGACCACCGCGACACCTTGATCACCAGAGCAGCGGGCATCGAGCCGGGCAGCTCCCAGTCCCGGCCGTACAGCCGGATGCGGATCGGCTCGGCCTGGACCTCGGCGAACGCCTCGTCGAAGTCCCGGAACCGTTCCGTGGTGGTCTCGTCGTCCATCAGAGGGTCTCGATGGCGCCGTCGACGACGAGGGCGGCTTCCCACTTGGTGGCGTCGTCGTTGCCGCCACCGCCGATCGTCACCGTCGCGGACGACTGGAACTTCTTGGCCGTGCCGCCCGGGGAGGTGATGCGGAACTCCTTGGTGGCGGCGACTCCGATCACGTTCGCCCACGCCTCCACGGCTTCCTGGCCGGGGTCCCGTTCGCCGGTGTCGACGTCCTCCTTGTACAGCCCGCTGAGGGTGAACTCGTCGCCTCGGCTGGCCTTCATATGGGACATGCGGCCGGCGTCGTCGAAGGTGGTGGTGTCGGCGTCGTTGGCCTTCGGGGAGTGCCCCCAGCTGTTCAGCCCGCCGACGGCCACCCACGTTGGACTGCCGGTGGTGCCGGTGTTGAGCTCGAAGGTCCAGTCGCGGGCGGGGATCTTGGTGGTGGCGGCCATGGGTCAACTCCTGTGGAGCGTTGGGGCGTGGTGGGAGACCACCCAGTTGGTGGTCCACTCGGGTCGCTGGTTGTCGTCCTGGCCGATGCTCACGGGCCCGCCCTGCAGTGGGGAGCACGACAGGACGAGCACCTCGTCAGGGCCGCCCTCGTCAAGGCGTTCGAGGTCGAGGCCGGCCAGTTCGCCGTAGATCTCGACGGCAAACTCGAACGACCCGCGGGCGTCGTGGGGGGCGCCTCGCACCATCACCTGGAAGGTCGCTTCGTCGCTGGCATCGAGGGTCAGGTTCGGGGAGCCCCCGGTTGGGGTGAGCATCACCGCCACGTCTGGGGTGCTCGGCATGTGCGCCACGAAGACGTTCCCGGTCGCTCCGGCTTCGTCGAAGGCGAGCGCGGCGAGCCGGTCGGCGAGGTGCTTGGCGATGGCGGCGACGAGCATCACATCACCCGCCTGATCGAAGCGGCCAGGTAATCGAGGGCCCGCTGGCTCTGCTCCCGCCAAGTCAGCTCGAGCCACTTCGCTCGGCGGCCGCCGTTATGGCGGAGCCGGACGTCTTCGTGCTGCCGTCGGGCGTAGGGGGTGTCGTAGGAGACGCTGACCCGCAGTGCCTGGCGGTCGACAGACACCGTGCTGGAGCGCTGCAGGGTCCCCTCCTCGAGTGGGACCGTGCGGTTGGCCTCCTCCTCGAGGAAGTGCCCGGCATCGAACAGCGCCTCGGCGGCCGCCTTCCGGACCTCCTCGACGGCGAGCTGGCGGCGGTCAACCGTCCACTTCACGGTCACGTCGCTACTCACTGGAGGATCAGCTGCTGGTAGGCGGTACGGGACAGGCCTTCGCCGGGAAGCACGTCGAGTACCGTGTAGACCCGACCGGAGGCGGTGGTCAGCTTCGACTCCGGGGTGATGTCGAGGTCCGGGCGGGCCCAGCCGGTGGCCGAGCCGATCACGTCGACACCGGCGGCCGTGCGGACCGCCCGACGGACACCCTCGATTCGCATCGGGACGTCCTCCAACGGCTCGCCGAAGCTGGGGCCGTAAGCGCCGGAGCCGGTGTAGCGCTCGACCGTGACCCGGTCCCGAAGCAGCGAGGAGGGGATCCGCATCACTCGAACCGCCATGGGGCGTCGAGGTGGGATGGCACAGTCTCGTTGATCGTGAGCAGCCCGGCGTTGGCGAGGAGCCGCCGGGCGCGGGGGCTCAGCTCGGGGGCGGAGGTGATGGACAGCTGCCCGATGCCGACCTGCTTGCCGGCCTGGCCGTCGACGTCGTGGTCCTCGCCCACTTCCAGCCAGAACTCGACCTGGGCGCACACCGAGTCCCGCATGGCGGCAGCCACCGTGGCGTCAGATGGGAGCTGGGTGAGCCGGTTGACGGCGAAGGGTGCCCGGACGTGGCTGTCGACCAGCTCGGTGGCCCGGGCAAGCAGCCGGTCGACGTCGTCGATGGCCGCATCGACAGGGAGCCATTGGTCGAGGTCGGCCGGGGTGGCGTAGGCGACGGTCGTCACGACGTGCCCTCGCGTGCTTGCGTGCGTTCTGGGGGCTGGGTGGCCGGTGTGCTGGCGTGGCCGACTGTGTCGCTTCGATTGCCGGATGCGAGGAGCTGTTCGAGCGTCTCGAAGCTGGGGCGGCCGTTGGGGACGGGCCCGCAGAAGGGCTGCCCGCTGTGGGGCAGCCGCCACCAGCCGACGGCGATCATCGGCCGTAGCGCTCCGCCAGCGCGTCCCGGTTGAGCTTGCCCACCTCGGTTGGGTCAGCGCCCAGCGATAGGGCGTAGGCCTTCCAGTCGGCCTTGGTGGCGGACCGCGCGGGTCGTTCCATGGCCGCCTCGGTGTGCTCGGCCGTGTCGGCCCGCTCGGTGGGGCTTTGGGCCGCTGCCGACTGGACCGGGCCGGGGAGCACAGGCCGGACGCCCTGGGAGCCGTGCAGCTCAGGGGAGACGACCAGGGGCCCGTGGGGGTCCGCCAGGCCGGCGTTGACCGGGGGGAGGAAATCACTGGCCCGCGGGTCGACAGCAGCGTCCCGAAGCGGGGTGCCGACGGTCTCGCCGGTGGCGTCCCTCGCGTCGACCTGCTCCCCCTTGGCCGGGGTCTCGCCGTCGAGGATGTAGCCGTGGCGGCGGAAGTAGGCGAGGACCACGGTGTTGGACCGGTCGACTTCGGCGTGGCCGTGCTTGAAGGCGATCCCGGCGACCTCGACCCCGTCGACGGCCTCGCCGGCCGGGGCCCGGACGGTGACGGTGGCCATCAGCGGACCTTGATGTTCCGCAGGACGGCCGCCGCCTTGGTGGCCTTGAGGACGGTGGCGACCGGGCCCATCTCGACCTCGCCGGTCTTGACGGCGCCGGCTCGGGCGAAGTCAGGCATCCAGGTCTGCAGGAGGGGCTGCCCAGCGACCGACACGCCGTGGAAGCCGTCCATGCCGATGCGGATGGCGTACAGGTCGGTGAGCCCGGTGAAGTCGGTGGTGGTGGCCTGCTCGGCCACGGTCAGGTTCGGGGTGGAGCCGCCGGTGAGGGCGTTTGTGCCGAGAGCGACAGTGACCACCTGGTCGGTGAGCGCTCCGCCGAAGGTGGCGGTCCAGGGACCACCGGCGGAACCGGTGACGGTGACGGCCCCGGTGGGCACGTTCGACAGGTTCTCGATCGCGGTCTGCACGGTGGCGGCGGTGGCGTTGAATGCGATGGTGGCGGTGGTCTGGGCGTCGCCGGCGACGGTCACGGTGAGGGTGACGGTGCCGCCGGTCGGTGAGCCGGTGACGGTGAGCAGGTACTTGGTGTTGTCGGGGTCTCGGGTCTCGGTGGGGATGATCCAGTTGGATGAGCCGGCCTTCTCGCCGGCGTCGACGAGGAACATGTTCCCGAACCGTTGCCGTTGGATCGGGTTGCCGAACTGGTCGCTGAGCCCGTTGACCGGGGAGTCGACGTACTGGTTGGCGCGTCGGCCGATGGCCCGCACCTTGGCCATCACGTCCTGGTTTCCGATGAGGAGAGTGGGCGGCCCGTCGAGCAGGCCGAGGAACGTGTCGATCGCGTCGAGGGCCTTCTGGAATCCGGAGGTGTCGAGGTCCGACCAGTCGGTGACTGTGTCGGGGTTCATCTCGGTGCTCGAGCCCAGGAGCGCCTTGTCGAGGCCGTCGAAGCCGTTGGCGTCGACGTTGGTGTCGCCGTTGATCAGTTCGTCGGTGAACCGGGTGCGGGTGGCCTTGATGAGGTTCTGCAGCTGGAAGCTGACCTCGGCGCCGCGGGCCAACTGGGCGATGACCCTGTCGACCTGGAAGGAGCCGCCGAGCGGCTTGAGGTCGACGGTGTAGCGCTGCTTGGTGACCTCTTCGGGGGTGTACTCGGCGTTGATGGCCCGGAAGGCGGCGCCGCGCTGGGTGATCTGGCGGTGGTAGCCGTAGGTGAGGGTCGACCCGCCGCCCATGGGTGATACGGCGTCGTGGAACTGCAGCGTGTCGAGGATCACCGACTGCTTGCGGAACTCGTCGACGATGTTGGCATCGAGGTCGTCCTGGGTGTTGAGCTTGGCCTGGGCCAGGGTGACGGGCATGGAGGCTCTCCGTGCTGGTGGGTTCCGGTGCCCCTGGGTGTGGGCTTGGCGTCCCCTGGCACTGCGTGCCCCGTTTTGCGCCCGTCGGCGGCCGGTGGGTGACCGGCGTTACCCCGTGTGCGTCAGGCGTTCGCCATGCGCTTGTTCACCGCGTCTTCGATGGTGGTGGCCCGGGCGTTGCCGCCCTGGCCACCGTTGAACTCACCGCCGGAGCGGCCGCCACCCTGCTTGGCTGGGGTCTTGAACTCGGGGACTTCCCTGAGGGCGTCGCCCACCGCCTTGCGGATGGCTTTGAGGTCGGGTTCGCCCTCGTCGTTGACGAGGTCGCCGTCGAGGTCGACGTTGCGGAGGAACCGCTCGACGCGGTCCTCGTTGACGCCGGCGGCGATGGCGGCGGCCTTGGCTTCGGTGCGGGCGATGCGCTTGTGTGCTGTTGCGGTCCGGTCGGCGGCCTGCTTCTCGGCGTCGGCCTTCTCGGCCTTGAGCCGCTCGGTCTCGTCGAGCTTGTCGCGATCGGCTTTGGTCTTGGCCTCGTCATCCCAGGACTTGCGGGCCTTGGCGAGGCGCTTGTCGATGAGGGCGTCGAATTCGGCTTGGGACATGGTGACCTGCTTGGCCTGGTCACCGTCACCGGCCGCTGCGCCTTTGTCGGACCCGTCGCCTGCTGCTGCTCCCTCGCCCTCGGTCCCGCTTCCAGCGGCCGCACCAGCACCAGCACCAGCACCATCACCATCACCGGCAGCTGCGCCGCTGTCGCCTTCGCCGGCGCCGCCGTGGATCACGGGCAGGACCCGGCCGTTCGACCACTGGGTGTACGGCCGGCCGTCGATGGTGACGGTCTCGAAGGTGAGGAGATCCAGGTCGTCCATTGGCACCAGTGTCGGAGAGGGATAGGTCCCCCGGATCATCGTGCCCGGCCGATCCGCTCCCGGTACGGGAGGCGTTTGAGGTCGTGCTCGGCGATGTGCTCCCGGAGCCGCTGCTGCCACTCGATCACCTTGCCCGCGGCCGCCTGGCTGGCGGGCCCATCGAGGGCAGCAGCCTGGCGGCGCTTCCATGCCCGGATGCCCCGCTCGAGGCGGCGTTGCTCCTGCCGGGCCTGGTCGCCCTCGGGGTCGGCGGTGTGGGACATGGGCCGGGTGAGACCCGGGACGTACACCGACAGGCGGTGCCGGCAGTTCGGGTGGTGGAGGCCGGCGGAGCGGGCGGCAGCGACGGTTCGGTACCCGGGTGTGTTGCCGGTGATCGACAGCACCTTGCCTTCCCAGGGTCGACAGAGGCGGCATTCCTGGGGGGCGTCGGAGACGATGACGAGGTCCCGTCCGTTGGCGACGTAGGTGTCGAGGGAGCCGGCGACGTGGGCGTGTCCGGCGCCGGTGCGGGTGGCCATCTCGACGTAGGACTCGAGCTGCCAGCGCCGGCCGGACCGGTCGGTGAACCCGGTGATTCCGCGGGTGGCGAACCGGTCGAGGGCCCGTTGGGCGGCTTGGCGTCGGGTCATGGTGCCGGTGGTGACGTCGACCACCGAGGTCTGGGTGATCACGTCGCGGTAGACGTCGATGAACTCCCGCAGGATCTGGCCGTGCGTGTAGAAGGTCTGGGTGACGGTCTCGGCGACGAGCGCTTCGACGGCAGCGGTCGAGGTCGCCGGGGTGAGGCTGGCGGTGATGGTCGCTTCGCTCAGGGCGGCCCGTTGGCCGAGTGCCCACGCCTGGCGGATGGCGGCCTCGGCGGCCTCGGGGCCGAGGACGGCGAGCCGTTCGAGGACGACGGTGGCGTCGGCACGCACCCGGACAAGCTCGGCGAGCTTCTGCTCTGCCCACCCCGGTTGGTCGATGCCCTGGGCGAGGCGTTTGGTGACGAGCCTGAAGAGTTGGGTGACGGCGTTCGAGTAGACGTCAGCGACTTGGGCGGCGAGGCGGAGGGCCAGCTCGGGGTCAGTGGTAGCAGGCACGGGCCAAGCTCACAGCAGCCCGATGCCGGTCGGGTCCGGTACGGCGGTGCCGGACTCGGCCTGGATGCGGGACACCTCGGCGGTGATCTGCTCGTCGCCCCACTCGGGGTTGAGCATCTTCACGCGGGTCTCGGTCGAGACGGCCTCAGCGAGCTTGAGCAGGTTGAGGGTGGAGGCGACCTCACGCATGTCGGCCTCGGCCGCGTCGGGGTAGGCGAGCGTTGGGCGCATCGGGGTCACGCCGGACCCGAACTGCTCCTGGTCGAGGATGAGCAGGAGCAGCCCGATGTCTTCGATGGCCCGCTTCCACTGGCGCTGCTTCCTGGACACCGTGCGGGCGGAACGCCCTTCCCGTGCATCCACCTCGGTGGCGGTCTGCATGCCACCGTCGCCTTGGCCGCCGAAGGACTGCGGGGCGTAGCCGGCGGTGGTGACGATCCGGTCGAACAACTCCTTGGCGGTCTGGGCGTGATCGGCGGTACGGATCGCGAACTGGGAGACGGTGATGCCGGCCTTGTCCTGGCTGCTCGGGTCCATGGCGAGCGGGGAGAACACTTCCTGGTCGAGGTCGAACGAGGCGCCTTGGCCGCGGCCCTTCCGCTCGAGGAACTCGTCGGGGACGATGATGCGGCCCTTGCCGAGGCGGATGTCGCGCATCCAGCTCGACCACGTTTCGTCGAGGGCGTCGAGCAGATCCTCGGTCCCGGCGATGTCAGCCCGGCCGGCCGGCTGGCCACGGTGCTTGCGGTTGAGCGCGTTGGGGACGTAGCGGACGTCGAGGCCTTGGGCGGCGACGGTGGCTGAGAGGTGCAGCTCGCCCTCTTCGTTCGGGCCGGCGTCACCGAGGAGCGCCCGGGTGGACTCGTGGTTCTGGAGGGGGCGGCGCGTCCCCAGGTACTCCTTGGTGCCGGCGTAGAGGCCGTGGAGGATCACGCCGGGTTCGTGGCGTTCGAGGTGGCGCCACACCTGCCCGGTGTTGTCGTTGAGGACTTCCCGCCAGAACGTCACCGCGACGAGGCGCCCCCACCGGAACTCGGGGACGGCCCGGTCGCCGTGGATGATGGTGAGGATCGGGTGTGGGGCGATGGCCGGGTCGACCACCGGGCGCAGGTAGATGCCCCCGATGGCGGCGGCGACCTCGGCCGCTTCGAGGAGGGTCGAGGCGATGCCGTCGATCTCGACCAGTTCGGCGAGCCGGTCTTCTGCTGCCTTGGCGTCGGTGGCGGCGCCTGACTCGTGCG